AAAAAGACATGGATCGTCTCCCGTTTTCGAGTTGACAGGTTCCGAACGGTCAACATTCCGGGCGCCCGTTTTCGGAACCGAATACCATGCCTTGCCGCGATCGTTCTCCCGCATTTAGGAGAAAGCCGGAACGCAAACGCAAATTTAGCATGATCCTTCGCCTCGTTCAAATTTTGGGCGCGCGGCCGTTCGCCTTGATCCGGCATCACGACAGGAAGGACGATTGCTTGGACCGCCTCACCGGCGCCGGCGGCGCGGGGCCGCGGCGCGGCAGCGCGGCATCCGGCGCGGCCTGTGGCGACGGCGCTGCCAGTTTGACCGGCGCCGGCGCCAGCATGTCGGGCTCCGTCAGCTCGGCCGGTGCGCCGCGCAGCTTGGCGAGTTGCGCCCATTCGTCCGCCGTCATGCGCGACAAGCCGAGATAATCGGCCAGCGCCAGGTTGTAGACGTGGCAATCGAGGAAGTGGTTATCGCCGCGCCTGGTCCATTCCATCCGCGTGCGCCCGCGGTACGGCACGCTCGCAAGGTACTCATTCGTGATCTGCAGAAAATAGTTTTCCTCCAGCCACGCACCATGATGGCAGGCGCCGGCCGGCTCGATCTCCGCGCCTTCGGCCAGCCGCGGCTTGCGCAAGTCGGAATAGAATTGCGCTTTCAGCGAATCGACGCCGACGCCCCACAGCGCCGCGCCGCGCTTGATCTTCTTGCCGCGCAAGTCAACGTCAACAAGCGACGGCGACGACAGCGCCGGCCGCGACCAGCCGGCACGGCCGTCGAGCGCAAAGGCACCAGGGCGCCCGCGGCACCACGAATAGACCACATGCGAGCGAAAGCCGCTGTCAACGCCGAACGCGTCGACCCGCCGCGCGCCGCCGAAACTGTCCGGCCATTCGGTTTCGTAAACTTCCGTCAATTTGGCGAACGCGCCGCGATCCGGGTCCGCGGTGTCGCCGTCGAGCACAAGTGCTTCGACAACCCAGCTCTGCCGATCGGGCGCCAGCGCCAGCACCTCAACATAGATCGCGTTGGCTTGCACGTCGGCGGACGCGACCAGCAACAGGCCACGCGGCGGAATGCGCCGGCGCTGGTAATCATCTCGCAGCGCCAACAGCCGCACATGATCCGGCGCGTCGCCTTTAACCTCGAACGACAAGCCGAGGTGCAAATTCCAGAACGGCTTGAGCTTGTGGTCATCATCGCCGGCTTCGACCGCCAGCCGCGCAATCTCGTTCCACGGCACAAACGGCGATGATAATTCGTCGAAATGATACGACGGATACTTGCCCGGCCCCGGCGCCGTGGCGACCCAACGGCCGGCGCGCACCAGGCCGTCACGCTGGTAAGGCTCAATCACGCTGCCGCAGCATGGCGCCACGACATGCGCTTTGAACGGGTAGGTTTTCTCGAATTTGAAATTGCCAAAGTCGAACACGAATTCCGCCGCACAGCCCGGACAACGGACGTGCCACTTGCGCTGGTCGCCGGCTTCATAGCGCGCATCGATTTCCGACGCGCCCTTGATCGTCGGCGTCGAGACATAGGCCCGTTTCCAGGTGCCGGACGCTTTGAACATCGTCTGCCGGCCGTCGATCAAAGCCAGCGGCGAGCCTTGGTCGTCGAGGTCGACGGGGTATCGGTCGATCTCATCGCAAAATGCTTTCTTGATCGTTTTCGACGACAGGTCCGGCGCCGACGTGGCAATCGCCAGCACCAAACTTGAATGCCCAAATTTCTTCTCGTAAGTCGTCGAGGCCCGGCCGGCGCGCGAGGTTTGCGGCTCGACTTTTTTCCGCAGCGGCGCGGTCAGTTCCAGCGCGCGATTGAGTTTTTGCGAATTAAATTCCGCCAGCGTGGAATCGGTGGGTTGAACTACAAGCATGTCGCACGGGTCCCGGTCGATCGAATGACCGATGACGGCGAGCAGCATCAGCGTGAAGCCGGTTTGTGCCGATTTGCGCACCGCGATTTCATTGACCGGACTGTCAGGACCGAGCTGGTCCATCGGCTCCAGCAGATAAGGCGTCAAAGTCGGATTGAATTTTTGCCCCTTGTACTCACCGTCGGGCACGATCAAATGTTCGGCCGCCCACTGCGACGGCAAGAGCGGCGCCGGCGGCTCGACGGCCGCGGCCAATTCGCCACAAAAGACCGCTATGGCGCTATGCTTAAATACGATCTGCAATTGCTTGATCCTCCCGCATGAATGCCAGCGCGCCGGTAGTTCGGTTCCGGCGCGGAACCGTTTTCCAGGGGCAGCCGGCGCCGCTGCCGTGCGCGTTGTTCTCGGCAGCGGCGCGGCGCCACGGCGGCGGCAAGGAGACCGGCCCGCCGCCAAGCCCTTGCCGGCGCAGTGTCCGGGCGACGGCCTTTCACGCGATCGACAGGATTGCCCGCACGTCGGCGTCGGCGCGCAGCACGATCGCCGCGCCGTCCTGCAATGCCTGCCAGGCTAAACACTCCTCGACGCGTTCCGCGTCGAGTAGAGCGGCCTTGCATTTTTCGATTTTGACGCGTTGCTCTTGATCGCTCAGCGCGTGCCCGTCGTCGGCCAGCCGATCGGCCTCGGCATGAAGGCGGCGCACGATTTCGTCGCGCCCGCCGGCCCAGAGCATGAAGCCGAGCAAATCCGGCGCCCAGGCATTGGCGACTTCGGCGCCGTGCAGATAGACGCCGCTGGCCTCCCTGCCGCGATCAAAGAGGTGCCCGACGCCCGGCGCGTAAAGTTTTTCATCGACCCAGCGCGTGATTATTTCTTTCACTTCCGACGCGGTATGCGGCGCCGCCTCGATTTCTTTTATGTCGGCGCCGATCTGCAAAATGCGTTCGCGTGCGGCGGCGAGCGTGATTTTTTTCTCGACCGCCGGCAGCGGCATGAAGCGCAACGCCGCACCGCCGCGCGTCGCCGCGGCGATGCGCTCGCGGCAGCGCGTCTGCCTTTGCTCTAACGGATAGACGCGCGCCGACAATGCCGCGCTCCGCGCCCGCAATTCCGTCGCACGCTCGACGCATTCGGAGAGGTCGGCCGCGATGCGCGCCTTGCTCTGGCTATCGCTCGCAGCGCCGCGGTCGCGGTGTCGCTCCGCCATGTCCTGTTCCAAGCGCAGATTGCTGTCGAGTTCGGCGAGCTTGTAGGCCCGCTCATTGGTCATCGACAGCTCGGCGAGCAATTCGTCGAACTGGCGATGCTCAAACGTCAACCGCGCCGCGCTATAGTCGCCGCCTTCGCGGTGCAGACGGTCGATAATCTGGCGCGACAGCAGCCGCGGCTCCGGCGCCGCGCGCAGCCGCGCTTCTCGATCCAGCGCCCGGCCTTCCGCTAACACCAGTTCTGATTTCAATGCCATGTGTCGCTCCTTTGGTTCGCTTCGCGTTGCCCGTTTCGCCTAAGTCGCTGGTCGTCGAAAGGGGGCCTTCCGCGCCCAAGTCGGCGACGACTTTCCGCAGCCGCTCGACGCTCAAAACCGCCGGGTTAACTCGTAAGATTTCAAACAGCAGCGCCGCGATCGTGCCCGGCTCATAGGGGCACCGCGCCGCGATCCGATCCTGCCGCCAGCGCGGCGAGTCGCGATAGCGCGACAACCGTCGATGCAGCTCGCGTGCGCGCTCCGAAAGCGAGTCGCCGGGAAGCCTATCCGCCGCCGCGCGTAGCATGTCGTTCCACCGCTCGCGCCGGAGATCCTTGCGCGGATCACAATGACCCGCTTCGCGTTGCACGCCGAAGGCCTCGCATAGGGTAACCGCGCAGGCTTCATCGTTGAGCCAGCGATCACAGGCGCCGGCCAACCCCGCTGCCCTCGCGTCGCCCAGCGCCAGCGCCGCGGCGGCGCCGCGCAAGTGGTCGCGCAGCGCGGCGAGGTCGGCGAGGGCTTGAAGCGCCGTCGGCATGGTCGCGCTTTCACCGCCCGCGGTGCGGCCGCCCGAGCAAAATCCGCACCGGCGGCGCCGGGTCGGTCGCCGGCGCTTCCTCAACGACCGGCGCGGCGCCGTGAAAGTGCCGCGGCTCGCTCGGAATTTGCGCGTCCAGCTCGGCCAACGCGCGGCCCGCCAGCGAACGGCCGCCGCCGATGAATGACGACGGCATTGATCGGCGCGGTGGCTCAATCGCCGCTATACGTCGGCGCCGGCGCAGCAAGCCGCGCAGCCAACCCGCCGCGTCGAGACCGACAAAAATATTCACAACGATCAGCGGCGCGACCCGGCGATCGGCGCGATCACGTCGAGGCAGTAGCCGGCGAAGAATGCTCATGGACGCGCCCCCAGCGACAGCGCGCCGGTGCGCCGGACAATCGCTATCCGTTGATCTTCTGGAACCTCCGACAAGTCTGCGGCGATCATCGGCAGTTCGGCGCAACCGCGGAATTGCCATTCCGCTTCGCAAATCGCGCAATCGGCAAACGCCCGATCGTGCGCGTCGGCGCTCGCATAGATGCCGTGCCCGATCACCTCGTCGGCGACGACGATGACGAAGCCGATCGGCAGCGCGACGTTGGCCGCTTTGCAGACCGCAGCGAATTCATGGTGCATCTTAATTGCGCACCAATAGTTGTCGCGGAGATTGTCGCGCACCGCCATGCCGGCGGGCACCATCATGGACCTGTTGGTCGGCGGCTCACCCGGCTGTGTCGAGGTCCATTCGACGATCCGCGGCGTTTTGTTTGCTGGCGGAATTGCGTTGCCCATTTGATGCTCAATCATTTTGTTAGGTCCTCTTCGGTTTCAGGTTCGGGAAGTTCGATCACAAATCCGCCGCCGGCGTCGTTCGCCAGCGCGGCGATTTCGTGTAGTGATTTGGCGTAGGTTGTTAGGAGCTCGGTGCCGATCGCCTTCAACAACCGACGCACGCCGGCTTCGCCGTCTGTGCTCGCGACCGCGACCAGCTCGCCGGCGCGCAGCGGCAGGCGCGCAACCGCGGCAGTCAGCGCCTCGCCGGCAGCGCGTGCGGCCCGCGCCACGCCGTGATCGCCTTCGACGGGGAGCAGCGCCCCGCGCCGCTCGTTGAATTCGAGGGCTTTGAGCCCCGCCGAATATATGGCGCCCTGTCTTTGGGCTTCTGTGAACGTCCGCACGCTGCCGGCGCCGGCGCCGACTGGCGCCGCGATCGGCTCGCCGTCGAGGGGCAGCCCGCGCGCGGTGTCGGCGCCTTGCTGGCGCGCCAGGTCGCTGGTCGAGGCGATGGCACGGTCATAGCCCGCCAGGTCGATCAAGCGCACGTTCCCTGGGCCGGACCGGATTTCGATCAGGCCGTCGCGCTGCAGGCGCCGGGCGCGCTTCCATACCGCAGCCGGAGTTACGCCTTTGCGCCGCGCGACTTCCGACATCGAAAGCCAAAGCCCCTCGATCGGATTATCCATCGGCTTAGACCGTTTTTCCTGTTACCAACAATGCTTTAACCGCCGCTACACACAAAAAACGACAAGGCTTCCCGCATATGACTTTGATCGAAAATGGGACCCCAATAGTTGTGCCCATTGGCGGATGCAGTTTAACGTTGCGTGGTCTCGGCTGCACGAGATGGGAGGTCGCAGGGGTCGTCAGACCCCAAGCGACCCTTCCATCGCTAGAGGGGGGTATGGGGGGATGGAAGGCAGGCCGATAGCACCCCGATAGCACGCCGATGGAACGGCGATGGCAGGGGCGATGGCACACCAATGACACCCCGAAGAAACGGCGATGGCAGGCGATGGCAGGGGCGCGAGTGCTCATAGCAGCGCCGGCGTGCGGACGATGCGGTCGAGCGCTTTCGACGGCGGCCCGATCTTGACGACCTGGATGCGTCCACTGTTGAACAGGCGCTCCTGTGCGGCGGCGAGCGCCTTACGGCCGTGGCCATTTGCGTGCGGCATATTTTGGAACAGCGCCGGCGCATATGCCTTGCCAGGTCGCGGCCCGACATCGCGGCCGCTGGCATGCGCCGCGTCGAGGCAGTTGAGATAGGCCGCCTCGACCGCGGCCTCGGCGGCAACACGTTCGAGCGTGCTGCCGCCGTCGCCGGCAACAAACACTCCGCGCGCCCAGCGCAACCGCACAACCTCACCGGCCGGCCCGTAATTTGATTTCTTGACTTCCAGTTGGCGAACGTCGGCGTCGCCGTTGCCGCCTTCGGCGTTTTTCGGCGTAGCGAAATAGAGCCGGCTTCGCACGCTGTTAGACCATGCGGTAGAGCCGCTCGTGCCGCTGCCGCTCGACAAGCCCGACAGACTGGGGTGGGCGATCAACAAGACCGCGGCGCCGCTGTCGATCGCCAGCCGCCGCAACAGGCCGATGAATTGCCGGACTTGGCTGCGATCGTTTTCGTTGCCGGCGAATACGTCAGCCGCGGCCTCGATCGCGATCAGCGCCGGCCGCATGTTTGCGGCGGCGGCCAACAAACTGCCAAAGAGGGGCGTCGGCCTGATGATGCCGGCGCGATCCGGCGCGCCGAGTACGGCGTCAGCGCCCGGCAAACAAAGTAGATGCGCCCCCGCCAGGTCCCCGAACCCGATCACGTGGTGTTCGACGATCTGGGCGAGCCGGCGATGGATTTCGTCGCGGTCCTCTTCGGCGGTGACAAAGACTGCGGGGCCTGGTTCGTCAATCAGCGCGCCAAACCAATCAATGCCGCGCACGGTGGCGACCACGAGCTGTAACGTTATCGTCGTCTTGCCGGCGGCGCCGTCGCCGGTGAGCATCGTCACATGCTCCCGCGGCAAGCGCCCGCTCACCAGCCATTTACGCCGTGGTATTGTTTTGCCCGCCCATGCAGTCGGATCGACAAAATCGAGCGGCGCGGGTTCCGGGGCGTGATGCGGTGCCGTCGTCGCGTCCGACATGATCTTCTGCACGTCATCGACATCGAGGCCGGCCTCCCTGCCCATGCCGGCCAGCAAATCGACGATCGCCTGGCGCTCGGATGGCTGCTTAGTTTCGGCAAGTCGCAACAGTTCTATTGCCGCGCGAACAAAGTTGCTCCGCTTGTCGCCGACTGTGCAATCAAGAATGCGTCGCCAGCTCGCAACCGCTTCGCTCGCCGCCCACGAAATCTCGGGCACGGAATCGGTCGAGGTGCCGCCGGCGTCGTCCTTCTCCGTTGTCATGTCGCCTTCCGCTTCACACCCTTCATCTTCGGATGGTGCTCGAAGTAGCCGAAGGCCGACTGCTTCTCGGTCGTGTTCATCTCCGGCAGCCATTCGTTGATCGCGGCGTCGATCGCGGCATTGAACCTTATCAGCGCCATCTTCGACCTCGCATCCTTCTCGGCGATCTTGGTGGTGATATCGTCGTTCCACGACTTCGATGCCGGCGATGTGACGCCCTGGAGCTTGGCATTCTCAGTCTGCGCCGACTTCGCCGCGGCGGCCGATGCGTCGGTATCGTTGCCGGCGGGCACCGGCTTGGCCGGTATCACCACCACCGAGTTGTCCGGGAGCAGTGCCACCGTCTTGTTAGCGAGCGGCGAATTTTCCGTTACGTAACGGAAGCGATCCGTCTTGGCCCGCTTCACCTTGTCCCGGTGTTTCTGCTGCCGCTGCTTGTTCGCAAGGAGAAGCTGCTTCTTGGTTTTCGTGCCAAGGATTTGCGCTCGCAACTCATATGCCACTGACTTGCCTAGCGTCGGGCAGAATTTGTCCTTGAAGGCCTCGAAGGACATCGCCTGCCCGTCAGCACAGAGTTGCTTAGCCTCCTTGAGCAGCTCGTTGACCGAAGTCAGCATGTCGTCACGGCCGAGTTCGTGCTTGTCGGCCTTGCCGAGCCTGACCGTGATCTCCTTACCGATAGCGGTGAGGCGAACACGGACGGCGGCGCGCTCCTTCGGCTTCAGCAACAGCGGGATGTCGACGGTGGGTGCGGCGGTCATGGCGCCACCATTCCCAACTGGCGCCGCAGCGGCGCCGTCAAGGCCTTCACCTTGCG